CAACGACGTTTTAGTGTGACTGCGCCGTGCAGTGCAGTGCGCTTAAGGTGGTGTTCATCAACCACTCCCACTTCTTCGAAGTGATCGGGGCTGATTTGACCCATTAAAAGGCGTTCACTACCTATTAATAGATCATTGGAAACCCTCTCAGGTTCCCGCCGGTCCATAAGTAGGAAGCACTTAGCCAAAGCGGCCCATCCGTCCAGTTCATCAGAGCGATAAACTGGCCTTGGAACCCAACCGAATACTTCATTCCGTTGGAGATTACGATTCCATCTTCCGATGGACTCGTATCCAAGATACGAATGACGGCCCAACACGCTGCTAGTCTCGTGAACATAGGGCAAAGGCCCTAGTATTCTCTCAATGCGTTTAAGCATGAGGGAGGTTGTGCGCCAATATCCCTTTTTGTAAAAGAGATTCAACGTAGCAACCCACGAAACTAAACGATCGTGCTGCTGTCGGTTCTTAGGAGGCGTTTTACGGATATACGTGGGAGTTACCTCGTAACCCGCGAACGCATCTACGCCGCATGACTCTCGGAAGCGTCCGCTCACGAAAGTCTTATCAGCGTTTACCTTACAATTGTACTTGTGTAGGTAGTCAAGAACCGCATCTGCATACATCGTGGGTACGATTATATCGTCCCCATAGATGTACACCTTCCGGGCTGCCTTGCGGCAGTTCCGAAAAGTGTAGGAAAGGTTCATGCTCTCCATTAAAGCCAACACCGAAACGGTGTAAAAGTACATGGCTTCAATTGGAAAGCAAAGAGCGCTACCCATAGAGGCAAACTTCAAGAGAGGATCGATTATTCGACCATCAGGAAGTCTAGCTCTAGTCGAACGACATGCTAAGATTGAGTCCCTTAAATCGGGACTCGCACTGAACATTTCCATGGCAAGCGAAAGAGGAACTCGATCACTTGCTTCGGAAAGGTCGATTGTAGCATATCGACCTGTCCTCGACGCCTTAAGCGCCATCCTCTGGTTAATAGACTGGTCTCGGAAATTAATCCGACCCCTGGTCATCCATGAGCATTCGAGACGTTCATAAAGAAAGTCTCGAATAGCCTGTTGTGCGAATTGCATGCACGCAGGCTCGATGGCGATTACGCGGGGAGATTTCAGCGTTTTTGGAACGGTGACAACCCTCACGGGCTGTTCATCGTCCTCTGTTACGACCGTTACTATTTCGAGCTCCTCAGATGACTCCGGTATCCCCAAAGGGTACCCATTGTCAATAAGAGGGAAGTAATGCTCGAGACGATCGTGCCAGCGTCGCCAAAGGTATTTACCGTTACCGGAAACCCTTTCGGCAGTTGCCCCTGGCCCATGCTTTGGAGTAACCATGGTAGGAGTAAAATCCCTAACCATATTATCCCAGAGCAACCGAGAAACAGCCAAAAACTTGGCATGACTCTCGTCAGGGACCGAAAACGTCTGTAAATCGTGCTCAATTGCACAAAAGCTATCCAGCGCGGACCGCACCCTTTTCGGGGTACACTCCAATTCCACTTTCGCGAAGACACGACATACCTGTCGTACAGCTTCAACAACAGTTGGAATATCACTGGTAGCCAGCTCACAAGGCTCGTTAAGAGCGTTTGGGGGTTCATGTGTAATTACCTTTCCTGTCTCCCGGTCGAACACCTGACCGAGCATACCTTGTAAGAAAACAGGGATTGCTCCGTGTTTTTCGAGTTGAAAACCCGAAAACCACGCTGGGTCAATACCACCAGCCGCGAGGCTTCTTTCGAATGCCTTAGCGAATCGTGGCAGGGATATCGTCAAAAACGATAACCCTTCATGTTCGACCCGTGATCTGATAGTTTCCAGGTCACGTAAATCAGAGACATCAGCAGAACACTTGATACAAGCGTCAGTATAGACCGCTTGCATCACTTCTAGATAGTCACTTGCACTTTCGTGCTCGTTGCTTTTCACTCGGGCCTCCTAATTGAAGCTCAGAGGTCAAGCCACACGTGACGCAGTACCCAGCTCTGAAGGTGATGGGGCGAATCGAACGCCCCGTGGTCCATGGTCAAAGACCAAAATCGGGCCACGAACCATTCATCACCACTGGGTAGGTTTTGTCCGGTGCAAGCACCGGACCAGACCAGTACCATACACCGTCCTTAGACCATCGTAAACAACAACGAGGGCCTAACGCTCAAGTCCTAAGTTCTCGAGTTTTCTAAGCTCTCGAACTACAGAA